TCTATACCTGTATACTTCTTATACTCAGTTGAGAGTGAGTTGGAAATAGGAGATATAAAACTACCAGTAGTTCTACCATTAGGTCTAGAAGTTTGGTAATCTTTTATATCTGTTCTAGGTTCTAATGATTTAAATGTTTCTGTTGTTCTTGGGGAAAATATTGGGGTGTATGTATAGCCCCCATCAGAAGAGAAAGAACCTGATGATATGGAACCTGTTCCTGGGGATAATAAATCATACTCTTTAGATACTCCTCTTGCAAATGGGTCTAACCAATCATTTTTAGTTTTACTTGAAATTCTAGATGTTTGGTAGTTACCAGCAGCATAAGAGCTAGTATTCATAGTTTCCTTACCATACCTACCAGAAGCACCTGTTCTTTGATCTGCAAATTTTATGTTTGTTCTTCCTATACCTAATATTGAACCAGGACCTCCTGAGTAAGAATATAGATTTTGTTCAATTGTATCTCCCGTAGGTCCATGGACTTTAGCACCAACTTCTTTTTTTCTATCACTAAATATTACTAATCTATTACCTTCAGAGGTTTCATTAAACTTTTTAGTAGCTGCTTCATAAGTATTTAAACCAGCTCCTGGGAAGAGTCCACCTTCAACTACCCCACTCATAGGGGATGTTGGGTCTATACCAAAAGCATTTAAATGAAGACCTGCAAAACCTCCTAAAGCTTGTCCTAGAGTTGATAATGGAGTATATACACCTTGATTTACAAACCCCCCACCTTCAACTCTTAATCCACTTTCGGAGTCAGTGAAAAAGTAATCTTCAGGACCTGCATATCCTAAACCATAAGAAGCGGGTGTTTTAACTGATGCCCTTGATAATATATTTTGTTTTGCAATAAATAAAGGCCCATTTGGGGACTTGAAATCGAAAAACATTTGTGCTAACCTACTTACATCTCTGACAGCACTAGCAGGTGCTAGAAACCCATCTCTTAAAATGAAGTCAGGGCCTGACCTTACAGGTAGATCGCCAGATGCTACTTGTTCAAAAGTTTGATCTGGGTTATCTTGGTCAACCCCAGGAATATTACGAGTTATGTATGGTTGGTTACTATTACCACTATCTCTCTCATCACTCCAAGGACCAATCCCAAACTTATACTTGTTAAGTTTAGTTGTTGAGGTTATTAAAGGCATATTTTAATTTAAATTTAAACTTACTCTGGTAAGTTATTTAAATAAGGCCCATCTTTAAAAGAGTCATTCATTTGACCATAAGCGGGGTCATTTAAAGATCCAATAGGATCTACTCCATCTAAATCTAATTGTGAGGGTGCAGGTTTTCCTGCAATGTAAGGAACATCATTAATTGAATAAGTATCATGTAACTTAGATCCTTTAAAATTAGGAATTGTTGGGTTAGCTGGGCTACCTGCTAAAGCTAATGGGTTACCCCCTGCTTCGTATTTTTTTAATAGTGAATTTGACATAATTGTTTGTTTTAATTGTTTTATTATAAATATTAACCTAATCTAGAAGTTGACATAGCCATTGATTTACCTACCTTAGCTCCATCCATATACACATCACCTCCCTGTTTTACTACAGCTATTAATTCATCTAATTTGGCATAAAAATCATTTAAAGGAACTACAGCTTCTGCTCCAGCTTCACCTACAATGGCGTTTGTTGCGGATGTTACAATCCCTCCAGTAGCCATCATTTTTGGTGGATTTTCCATGTTACCTCCTGCGGTTGATGCTGACTTATTTGATCCCCCTTCATAGAATAAATTAAATATTCCTTTTCCTAAAGCTGGGCCTCCAACATGATCGGATATAGCATCTCCTAACATTCTTCCTAAGTAATCACCTCCCATATAAGCAGCACCCGAAATTAACCATCCTGGTATTCCTATTGCTTGAAGTGAGGAAACACCAGCTGCAGCTAAACTACCCCCTAGTAATCCTAAACCTCCACTTATTACAGATTTACCCATCTCACCATACATCTCTTCTTTAGACATGTCTTTTGATTGGGCAATTGAATTTACATCCATTCCTGTAAATATCAATTCAAGTATTGACCCTAAAACAGGTATTTTACTTGCAATGTTTTTTATAGGACCTTTAGCCATTTTTAACATTTTAGGCATTATACCACCTATCTTTTTACTAAACCATTTTTTTATTGATCCACCTATATCACTTACGTAATTATAAGCACTTGCCCCAGCATTATATACACTTGAACCCATACTTTTAATACCACCCCATAGACTTCCAAGAAAACTCTTACCTGCTTTTGGTTTGCTTCTTGGTTTGCTTCTTGGTTTGCTTCTTGGTGGTTTTGGAGCTGCTTTACTTGCAGTTGATCCTTTACTAGAGGCTCCTCCCATACTACTTACACCAGCATCCACAGCTGTCATAGAAGCCATACTTGCCATGTCTCCTCCTACTGATGTTTCACCCGTTTCTGAATCTGAGAACATATTACTCAATCCTTCATAAGCTAACATTGATCCTACCATTCCAACCAGACCTCGTCCTCTTCCTCCCATTCTTCTTCTGCTTCTGGGTTTTGGTGATCTTCCTTTTGGGCGTTTTGCGTATCTTCCAGTTTTAGGGTCTCTATATCTTCCTTTATTTTTACTTTTATTTCTTCCACCTCCTGTTTCATGGTAACCTCCGCCGCCGCCGCCGCCACCGCCACCACCACCTGGACCTCCCATGGCTACTTTCATATAACCTACGTCCATCATGGCTACGGTTCTTTTGGCACCACCAAATATACCTTTTATTAATTTTAAGGCCATAGCTCCACCAGCAAAGGCTCCAATAGCACTTCCTACAGTAAAGCTACCAAATATTTTTTTATTTAATAATTTACCAACAGGTTCAAATGCTTTAGATATGCCTTTAAATAATTCAGAAACGGTTTGAGCCAAAGGTAATAAAGATGATTCTAAATCTGCTATGGTCTTCTTCATTATATTCTTATGTGCTAGTTCTGCTTTTAAAGAATCTTCTATACCTTTAGCACCTTGTTCTTTTAAAGTTTTAATTGCTTCTTCTTTCGACATCCCTTTAGCTAATAAATCATTATATGCTTTTTGGGCATTTTCAGATTTAAAACCTAATTTTTGTTGGAGATCCATAGATTCTAATGACCCTGTAAGTTGCTCTCTTGATATTCCTAAGGAAGCTGCAAAGGCTTCTTGAGCTTTTACGTTACCTTTTAATGCCGGTCCATTTTCTGCTATTAATCTTTGTAATTCTGATGCTTGGGTTGCTGCATCTCCTGTTAGGGCAGCATATCTATATTTATCTAAATTTAAATTCTTTTGAAGAAACATTTCTGCTTCCATTTCTTTTTGAATAGAACTTTCAAAGGATAGTGTGCTTTCAGCTGCACCTCTAATCTCATCCATACTCATTCCTAATAAAGTAGAATAATTTGCGGCTTTTAATAATTCATTAGATGAGCCTTTCATATTGAATCTAAGGGAAGCACTAGAATTACCTAACTCCTTCATAACCGCCTGAGTGTCGGTTGCGTAACCTGTTTGGGCTTCAAATTCTCCAGTAGATCGTGCTATGGTTGTACTCATATCGCCATAAGCAATATCAGCATCAGTACCTATCTTTAATAAACCTGCTGCTTCTTTGCTTGATAACCCAAATCCTTGAGTTAACATATGCTGGGATTGTACCATTTCCTTAGTAAGGTTGGGGATAAACCCTAACTCTTCTCTAAGTTCCGTTGCAGATGCAATGATTTCATCAAACATAGCCCCACTTTCCTCTTTAAACTTATCTATTTGCGTTTTATTAAACATCCCTCCGGTTGCTTGAGCTACTTGTCGGGTTTTTACATTTAACTTTCCGGCTAATTCAAAAAGATATGAAATTGATTTACCTAACATCCCAAACATAACAAGTGGGTCATTAGCTGCTTCTTTTAACCCTCCAAAAATAGAACCAATACCAGACATAGCAACTTTCATCTTACTACCACTTTTAGCAGCCTCACGCATGTTGGAATTCATATCTTCAAAGAAATCTGAATGTATCCCCATCTTGCCTAAAGCGCCTACTATACCTTTAGCAGCTGCACCCGATAAACCCATAGCCTTAGTAATCTTTCTTTCTTGTAGGAGTCTTTTATTGGCTGCCTTACTTACTGCTTCTTGGGTATTATATTCTTGTTGTAATCTTTTAAGAATTTGCTCCTCTTCTTTACTTATGTCTTGTTTTGTTTCTAATTGTTCTTTTAAAGCCCCGCGCCTTGCTAATTCAATTTTTGCTGTTTTTGCTAATGTTGTAACTTGTTTACCCTGGAGTTCAGTGATGCCCATAGCATCATCATAAAGTTGTTGGCTTAATTTTAATGATTTATTTTGACCTTTGAGGTATTGATTTTGAGCAGTGGCTATTTTACCATGCTCTGCTAAATTTGCTTTTATAGTTGCATTTAAGTCTCCAGCAGCATCATTTGCCTCATTTATAGCCTTTTTATACTTTTCGGCATAAGCTACTAGTTCTTTAGTAGTGGCTTCAGCATCTTCTAGACCCTCAAAATTAATTTCCATACCTACAAGACCAAATTGGTTTCGTAAGTCATTTACATCATTGAGGAGTTTTCTAAGTTTTAGTATTTCTAATTCTGATTTGCTAGCCATCTATACTATTGTATTTTGTTATAAATATTGAAAGACACCATTTTTATGATGTCTTTCTAGTACTAGTAACAAAATCAGGGACTTTTACAGAAGGTTTAGATGATTTTGATTGTTGAGGTGAAGGACTACCTTGTCTTCCAGCTTTTTGTAAAATACTTCTAGCTTCGTTTAAGTCATTTGTCGTCGTTCCTGACTTTTCTTTATTTTGCTCAGCAAAGTAAGCGTTAATTTTGTTAAATGTAAACTTTCGTAGCCATAAAGGCATATTATACACTGTCATATAATCAAACCCGCCATTACCATGAAATATTATATCGTGTATTTGTGAAAATAGATTTACCCTATAATCCCTAGCCTCACTCGGGGTCAGGGAAAAAAAACCCTGAAGTAATAGGTATTTCTCTCTCAACGAGAGTGCCATCATAGTCTTCCCAATCAAATTTCATAGCTACATCTGGTTGGAATTTTGATATATGATCTCTTAAAGCTTTAGCATCTCTAGCTAGTAAACTATTGTTTACAAAATCTCTAACGGTTTTTCTTTCTGAATCTCCATTAACTGACATAATAAGATACATCATTCTTGTTGACATTTCTTTAGATGCATTTTTATTAATTTTTGCTTGACCTTTTAATTCTGAGTTAATTGCTTGCTCAATCTTTCCAGTTAAAATTCTAAAAGTAATTGGTGTCTGTGTGTGAGGGAGAGTAAACTCAAACTCATTAGTTCTACCTTCTAATAAGCTGTAATCTATTTCTTTATTTTCTAAACTAGATAAGTCTACTTCAACTTGATCACCCATGTACTCGAATTTATAATTGGCACCATATCCTAAAACTCTAGCTGCTATTAATATAGCATTCTTATCACCCACAATTAAGTCACTTTCTTTAACTCCAGGAGTTACGATTAGGGCTTGTAGTAAATGGTCAATAGCTGTTCCTTTTGAGATGTAGTTTTGATTGGTAATAATGTCTTCTTCTTTGGCTGTCATATACTTCATAATAATCTTACCTTCGGATAAAGGGGATGATTCAGGGTATACTAAACCTTTAGATGGAAGTTCAACAGTTTCCACGGGGAAGTTATATGTTGGTTCTTCTTTTAAAGTTGTGGGGGGTTTTAAACCTTCTACATTTGGTTGTAATTCACTCATATAAATTTTATTTAATTATAACTTTGTTGTCATGTGATACATATTAAATATAAAAAAGAGCTTGACGTTAGCCAAGCTCTCCTTAAAAATAATTTTCCTTTTTCTTAGAAATTTAAAACACAATAATCCATTCCGATTGTTAAATCGATATTCTGAGCTTCGTTATCTGTATCCCAGTTCATATCAGCGAATGATGCATCTTTAATAAATGCTCCTTTTATAATCCATTCTGATACTACATCACCTACAGGACCTAACACATCAATAGTTAAATCTTTTTTATAGAAATCACTATATCCATCTCTACCTGTTACAGATTCATGATGCAAACGTACCCACTCCATTACAGCTTGTGCTCCAGATGGGGTAATAGGATCAAACAATTGCATTGTAATATCGTTCCATGCTAACTTACCTTTTACTTTACGGTAGGTGTTAATGTGGTTCAATTTAATTTCATCTTGTGAGAAACCTAACCCACTTATACCTTTAATGATATATGATGGAATCCCGTCTACATACATTATAAACCTATTTGCTTGTTTTGGTTCAAATGCTGTGAAAAATATTTCGTTTGGATCTAATACTGCCATTTTATATTATGTTTTATTTTTTATTCGGTTATAAATATTGCCTAATTTTATTTTTATGCCGGGAATTCAGCTCCTGTTGGGAGAATGTTGAAATCTAGGTAAACAAATTCTGCTGTTTTTGTTGGTTGAACGTATATAGCACCTCTCAATTCATTTCTATCAACTACGTCGGGACCATTGTTTGACTCATTCATAACAACTTTAAACGCGTATAAACCTTGTCTTTGTTGTACTGATTCTAAATATGGGTTGACGTTAGCTAAGAATATGTTTCTTGTTGCTGCTGTATTTTGTTCGAATACTAAATTATCTGCTACTTGTGAAATATAGTTTTTAAGTGCAATTAGCAATCTTCTAACATTTACTCTATCTAAAGCACTTGCTTGTGTTTGTAATGTTTTCTGTCCAAATACTACTACTCCTCTTCCTGGGAATGTTGCTATTGGATTAACTTTACCTGTATACAAGGAATCTCTGTTAGCTTGAGTTAATTTTCTTTCTGCTTGAACTACTTGACCTAATCCACCTCTGTTAATACCTGCTGGCGCGAACCATGCTTCTGCTGTTCTATCATTTGCAGCATAAACTCCTGGTATTAAAGTTCCACCTGGAACCCAAACTCTTTGTCCTGAATCTGGATCTGTAACCATACACCAAGGCCAATATGAAGCGGCATATGATGAATCTTTACTTGCAGCTGTTCCTACAGCGGCTGTAATTGATGAATCATAAGCTTCAAGATCTAAAATTACAATATTGTCTCCTCTGTTTTCTGTATTTGCTACTAATGTATTCAATACTGAACTATAATCTGATTGGTATAAACCAGGTGCTGAGATAAGATTATATCTGTAATCATCTTTATTTGCTAATAAATTAAAGGCGTCTGTGTAATCTGTACCTACTAATCCTTGTGAATCTGTACCATCAATTTCTTGGTAATATTTTCCAGTTCCTGTTAGAATAGTTCCTAATGCATCTCCAAATGTACCGGATGCTGCAACTGGAATAGATGCTGTATATTGAGGTTTTGCATTTCCACTATTATCAAAATAATCTGGTGTTTTATATGCTACTGATTTTACTCTTACAAATCTTGAAGCATTTGGATAAGATCCAGATGTTTGTAAATATGGATCAGCTGTTCCAGCTCCTCTTAATACTTGTGTTTGATCACCAATTATTCTAGATATGTAATTTGATGCTTTTGGATCTAATGATACATTATTAAATGATTCTACTACTGATTTTGCTCTTGTAGTATCATTACCTTGTCTTATAATTACACTAAATGTACCTGAACCTGTATCTGGTGATGAAATTTCCCATCTGAGGTTATCTGATGTTCCATTTGTTAAAGCACCTTGAGAATTTTCGGCTCCTGTACTATTCATAATAATACCTTGTCCAATTGTTTCTAATGTAAAAGCGTTTGCATCTACAATATTGGCATCAACTAAAGTTAATACTAAATCTGCTGATGGGCTTCCTATATCAGTTGCTAATACTGTAAGTGTATCATTTACGGCATATCCTGCACCTACACCTACGGTTTCTATTGCTGTTGGTTCAACGAATAAATTTGCTGAAATCAATGTAATAGCTGCTGCTGTTGAATTTTGCAACATCCCTGCAGAAACTGTTAATACTAAATCTGCAGTAGCTCCTGTAAATCCAGCATTACCTAAAGCTAATGATGAGATTGTGATAGTGTCGTTTTCAGCATATCCAGTACCTATAGAAGCTACTGCTACTGCTGCTAAAGCATTTGCACCATCACCTGTTATGGTTAATGTTGCTCCTGTACCTGTTCCTGATGTTGAAGATTGTGCTACGGTAAAAGGACCTGCAGTATTTCCGATTGCGGTTGCTGCTGTTTCAGCTAAAACATCATCTCCAGTTACTAACTGTCCTGTTCCTAAAGCTCCAGCTGCTATTGCTAAAACATCACCTGCTATAAACCCTGATCCAGTTGATGTAACTGTTATACCTGTTATAGTTGGAGCAGTTGTTCCTGTTACTACTACTGTAGCTACAGCACCTGTACCTGTTCCACCTGTTAAAGCAACTCCTGTATAAGTAGCAGCTCCGGCATTTGTAGGATTAGTTGATATTTCTGAAAGTAAATCATCAGCTGTTACTATTAACTTTCCGTTTGAGTTAGATGTTGTAATATCTAAAGTAATTCCTGTACCTCCACCTGAAGTATCAGTAGCTTCACTAGTAAAAGTACCGGCTGTACCTCCTTCTCCTCCACTAGTAAAAGAACCTAATAAATTAGTTCCAGCAATTACAGCACCACTTTCTTGGTCGTTATATATTACTGAGGAATCTGCTGCTGTGAAATCTCCAGAAGCAACTCTTGTTACTAATAAAGTAGCACCTCCATTTTGGAAGTAATTATAAGCTGAAATTGAAGTTAAGAAAGTGAATTCATCTGAACCACTGTCGAAAGTAGTACCAAATGTTGCTTGATACTCACTATAGGTAGTAATAAGCTTTGGTATACCAACTTGACCTTTTACTGTAGGACCTACTAAAGCAGCTCCTGCTTGAATGGGTTGAGAAGTTATTTGAGACTGATCGTTCTCTCTTGCTAATACTCCTGGGGAAATTAATGTTTCTGCCATGTTATTGTAGTTGTTTTATTTTGATAATAAATATATGAGTTTTTGTCAAAAATTTAATCGTTTGGAAGAAATTCGCCTTTTTCTAATGAAATTGATCCATTTCCATATTTATCTTCTAATTCTTTAGCTAATTTTACTTCATCCTGTTGAATTTGAAATAAAGTTGCTTTAAATTGTTCTTTTCGTAATTCGAGGGTTAAAATTTGAACCTCCGTATTACCTATAACTTCTGTTAATTCTTCATAACCTTTTTTAAGATTAGTTAAATTATCAATTTCTTCTTGTGTTAACTTTTTGATCATCTATTATACGTATTTAAATTATTATGGAAAATATACTATCATAAACGAAACGTCTTGGTTGAAAGCCTGTGCGTTTGTGATTTTTATAGAAATATTCCCAGTTGCTGTGTCTAAGTTAGTGAATATATCTGAAGAAGGTACTGATAAACCTATATAAGCAACTGTTAAAAATACATTTACTCCCTGTGTGTGTCCTATTAATTCAGGGGCAAATGCTGTTACTGTAAGGGATTGATTTCCAGCTACAAATCTGACAGCTCCCACTAATATTTTAGAGTTGTTAGGTTGAGTAACATTACCAGCGAGGTCAACAGCTTTTGTAATAATCCCCCCGGCATACATTGATCCAGTAGATGAGGATTGAACAAC